TTTAGCTGAGACTTTCTTGTTGCTCTATATCTTAGAGTCTCGCTATGGTCTTCCATAATTCTGCTCAATCTAGTAGTGTTATAACTAATGTTCAGCATCTCGCACGCTTCTTTCTTCGTGATAGGAGTACTACTAGCAAGAGCTTCTTGTACTCTATTTAGATTATCTTCTTCTAACCTTTCTTGTTTTTTCTGTCTAATTGCCATAGTCTCTCTGTTGTTTGTTTGCTTCTCGTTGCCACCCTTTTGCTAAAAAATTGTCTATCCATTTACCTAAAATATTAAACATTAGTCCATGTCCATCTGTATTTGCTCATCATAGTCAATGAAGGCTCGTTCTCTTTCTTCTTGTATATTTCCTAAAAGAATAATTGCATAATGAATAACTTTGTATAAGTCTTTATCATTCCTGCCGTCTTTCTTTCCGAAACGCTGTGCATATTTTATTATGTTACCAATACAAAAACCTTCTCCGTGTCCATTCTCAAATACTATCTCTGTAGTTTGAGTCTTTGCCTGAGCATAGTGCTGCTTGTAGGTAGCATCTATGTAGTTCTTTAAGTGATCTTGTATTATATCTTCGTTAAACTTGTAGTCTATTGCCATTTGTCTTTTAACTTCCTCGACATATCAAACCAGAAGTCTGATGTTACTAATAATTGTACTGAGTAAAACCAAAATACTAACGAGAATGTATACTTAAAAGCTACAAAAGGTACTAGTAGTATTGTCATAAATGTATCTATCATGTCATATCTCCCACTAACGACCAGTTTTCAGCGGCATTTTCTGCCCATAGTTCATTGTGTCCGTAGTGTACTATATCTTTAATCCACATTTTATTCTCAAAGTGTCTGGTAACGAAAACTCCGTTCTCGTCTAACCATACTTCAGCACTTCTGTTTTCGTGTCTATACTCGTGTAAGAATATGTCTAGCATCTTCATCATTATATATCTCCTTCCTTCCGTACTTCACTACGGATAGCTTCGAAACCATTAGGGTATCTACTCTCGAGTTTATTTATGTTTTCTTCCATCACTTGTTGTGGAGTGTACCCTAAAGCTGTGCAGCCTTGAACCCAGTACCATAGTACATCGCCCAACTCTCGTTTGAGGTGGAATCGTTCTGCTTCGTTAAATTCTTTCCCTTGGAATATAATCTTCTTGATTATTTCAGAGAACTCTCCCGATTCGGCTTGCATGCCTATGGAAGCTGTTAATAGTTGAGACCACTCGGTCTCTGTATGTGTCTGTAGTTTTAGCAATCTTTCTGCTAATTTAAGAGTACTTAAACTCTCATCTGATGTTGTGCTGACTACGAACTTTGCGTAATCATTAAATTCTTTTTGTTTTATTGGTCTGTCGTACATTTTGTCCTGTTAATGTGTTAAATTTCGTGATGAATACCACTTGGATAACCAAGTGTCAATTTGTTCCTGCGTCATGTTGCTAGGAAAGTATACCGATATATATGGTTTATCTTGTAATACGACTTTCATAATCTGCGTAGTCCTCGTTCCACCAATCGGGTTTATCTCTGTATTTCCAGCTTGCAAAGGTTGCTTTATCTAAGTGGTAGTAGTCTCTGTACGACTGTATAGGATTTTCATAATCCTTTAACTCGTCTGGCATAGCTAATCCGAACTCTGTAAAGCCTAGTCTTTTCATATGTACTGGCTCAGGTAATTTATTTACTACTTGATCTATGGACTTATGCTCTTTGCCATATCTATATCTGTACTCATCATTTAGAGCATTGCCGTAGCAGTGTGTCCACTCATGGTTATCTAGTGATGATCTTGCCCATATAGTACACGGGTGATTATACATCATTGGTAGATAAGGTGTGATTGGTCTGTTCTCTGGAAGTAAGTGTTTGATTTTTGCTTTTTCTTCGTTCAATACATCTCGTTCTTCCTTGTTCAAAGCTCTAGGAACAAATCCTAGAAACTTATCAATCCATATGCTAGTGCATAGTATCTGGGCTACTTCTAGTGGCATTTTTACTATGTGTTTGTCCACATGGTATTCTGCACACTTCTCTAAATTTTCGTCTAAGTAAAATAAATTCATATATGTATTATACTAAAATTTGAGGGCGGTGTCAAGTATTATTTTTTGCTTCTTCTAGGAAGTTCCTTTTTCGGAAGAATACCGAAAGACTGAATCTATAACTTGGAGCTATGTGAGAGGCAGGTCTTATTGAATGGGGAATATGCCCATCAAAAACGACTGCTGCGTTTGGTTCGTATAATGCTGTGCCGACACAATGTTGCATTGAATCGTCATAGAATATAGTTTCACCATAATACTCTTTTTTCCACTCGGGATTTATATAGTAAGTTATGACTGTTGAATCCCCATGAGTATGAGGAAACTGAATTGAAGAAGGAGTAGCTAAGTTTATAACTGCTTTATCAAAAGCTAAGTTTTTAACTAAGTCTTTCATGGGCTCATTCTTAATGCCATCCATGAAATCTAATCCTCTCCAATCTGCTCTGTTTATATCCGAGTGTAAACAAGGGTATTGCCTATGCTCGAATGTTGATGTGTCTCCCCACCCTATTTTATAGTCCGCATTGACAGCGTGCATATAAATCTGTTCTCGGTGGTTCTCAGTTAAGACATTGCGAAATATCTCAATCATTGACCAGTTCAGCGAATTCTGTGTACCCGCCTATACTCTTGTCGTCAACGACTATTTGTGGAAATGTTCTAGCAGTAGGGAATTGCCCCATGAGGTCTTCCATTCCAAAGTCCTTTCCTAGTTTTTTAACTTCTAAGTCCAGTCCTTTTATTGTTGCTAATGATATTGCTTTTTCACAGAAAATGCAATTATCTTTACTATATACTATTACTTTCATTCTTTTTCCTTTTGTTTATTTACTGTTTATTTTGTCTTTCGCTGTTCCTGCATATAGTCCAAACCAAGCTGCGCCTGCTCCGACTACAATAGAAATCAATCCTGACTGCTCTAATGAGGGTACTTCCAATTCCATGAACCAAAAAGTACAATAGTATAGTAAATACATATATACTGATAAGAACATTCGAGGAAATATACGCCAAGAGTCTATCATTTGTGAAAACCATATTGCTTTCTGCCAAGGATTATCTGGCTCCTTATCATTCTCTAGTTGTCTGATGTTCTCTTTAAGTTCACCGATTTCTGATACCATTGCCATGAATTTATTAAGGTCTATCTCAACCTCATTACGGCTCATGTCTCCGCTAAACTGTTCGCTAGGTTGTGCCATGCTCCAATTTCTCCAATTTTTCTCGTAAGTCGATTAACTCGTCTTCGAGCTGTTGCCATACCGAGCCACTTCTAGTAGCTCTTTGAGTTGATTCAATACACTTTATGGCTATTCTTGTGTTATGAATTCTATGACTGGTCAGTCTAAGTCCTTTATCCATTTATAGGCTGGATTTTCCTTGTCGATGGGCTCGACATCATGACCATATATTGTAGCTGGTATCAAGTTGATATCCAGTGCTTCTGGCAACCAATCTTTTGGGTCGCCTTCTGATTCTAAATATATTGTTATTTTATAAGTCTGTTTCATTGTGCCATCGTCTCTCTTTTTGTAAGTCTGCAAATTTAACATAAGCTCTATACTTGGCTTCTGATTCTTCTGCTACCATTTTCTTTAGCTGTTTAATGCTCTGATTAAGTTGATTGATTTGTTTTTGTTGTTCACAACAAATCTCCCTAAGTTCTTCTTCCAATGTATCATTGGTAAACTGTTTTTTTAAGGTCATAATATATCGTCATATCCTACTGTGTAGTAGACTGTAAGTTCTTCTCCTTTTTCTATTGGTCTGACTGTATACAATTCTCTCTGTTGTCCATCGTGATAATGTATATTAGTACTTATAAAACAATTAGGGGTCGAACTATGATTTATAAATCCTCCAAGGGGTGTTCTTATCCAGCTCCACCTATTTGTTTCCCAAATATGTGTTTCTCCTAAGTATATACCTGCCTTTAAAGGTTCGAGGGTGTGTAAGCCTAACCCATTGATTTCGCTAGGCTTTACTGTTAATCCGTCTGTGAGCGGCGTGTAATGGTCTGCTCTAAATTTTGTCTTGTTCTCGATTTTGTTCTCTTAATTTTGTAAATGCTTCAGCTATATACTCATCAATAGTAATCTCTCTTTCGGCAGCGTGAGAACACATAGCGTCCCACATATCTTGCCCTATGTTATAGGACTTGCCTTCAAAGTTAATTTCCACTAAATAGGTCAGCCTCCGCTTGTCGTCGTCTAGTAAGTCCTTCTAAGACTTTACCACCTGCTTTGTTCCATCTCATAAGTTGCGCTGGAACTCCATTGAAGTCGCCTGAGTTTAGTACTTTCAAAAGTGTACTTGCTTTCAGATTACCACCACCTAAGTTATATACCCATGATACTAGTGCATCAAATTGATTCTGAGATAAAGGTGTTGTAACCATGTCGTTAATATAACCTTCGTACTCGTTTAATTCTTCTACTAGCATTTGTTCTGCTTGTTCTTGTGTGATTGTATCACCTATCTGCACACCTTTAATATGCCCGTACCCTATTGTAGGTACTCCAGCCGCACATTTATATGCTTCTAGCTCGCACCCTTCGAAGTGCTTAATTAATTCTATTCCTTTATTACCTATGTTCATTTGTGTCCTATATGTAGAAGCTTTCGCCACATCCGCAGCGACCACTCTCTTGATTATTTGTGATAGTAAACTCCTCATTAAGTCCGTTAACCATCCAATCCAATTTTGCATCTTTTAGATACTCCGTACTTAGTAAGTCTACTACTAAGATTTCTTGATATACTATATCAGTTAAATCGGCATAACTTAACTCATATGTATATCCGCCACATCCGCCTCCTTTAATAGAAAGGCGAATACCCCAAGCATTGTTGCTTGAGGCAATTCGTTGTTTTAACTTGTCTAAGGCTAACTCTGTTATTTTCATATTAAGGGTAACATGGCTATCCACATATATCCGATTAGTATTCCTAACATAATTATTACCTCACAAGTCTGTCCGTCAGGACAGTATTTTGCTTTAATTTCTTGATACGCTTGCACACTGGCATAACGATTCAAGAATCGTTTTGCTGTTTGCATTTCGTTCTCCTAGCCTATATTTATCGTCTTAGGCTTCTCTGCATCAGGTGTATTGACCTGAAGATTAATTACTAATAAACCATTTTTAAAACCTGCGTCAGATACTTCTACCCAATCGCCTAGCGTAAAGATTCTACTAAAGGTCTTACCACTCAATCCTTTATGGATGTAGCGTTCCTCATCAGAATCTAACTCTTGTTTTTCATTACTTTCTACAGTAAGTTTATTCTTGTGTTGCTTGATATCAATGTTTTCCTTCTTCCAGCCAGGTAGCGCCATCTCGATGCGATATGCATCTTCTCCGATAGCCACTAGGTTGTATCTAGGGTAGTTAGTAAGAGGGGAAGTTTCGTTCCGTCTTGTTAGCTCATTGTGTAAGCGATCAAATCCGACAAATAATTTGTCGAAATCATTAAAGTTTAATGCTGTTAATCCAGTCATTGGTTTTCTCCTATTTGCGTCCTTTCGGTCCGCGCTGTGCAGTTCTTACGATACTGCTGTTATTATAATTGCTATGTCTGACAAACCCGACCAGCGGTGGAACTGGTACTCCTAACCACACCCTCGGAAATCTGTGTTTCCTACTCGTGCCAGACATATGTAGATTTTTTTACGGCAGTGCCTACAACTGCGCTCAATCTCTTGTGAATATTTTTAAATCTCACTATATTATTATAGCAAAATTACACCACTTTGTCAAGAATTATTTTTCAGTCCTCAAAGTCGATATCACCACGCTCTCTCATGAAATCAAGCGTTCTTGATATTCCTTCTCGTTTTCCAAACATCCACGCCATGTGAATACAGAAGCCTAGGAATACTAAATAATATATGTCTACTACTTGCCAATCCATTCTACATCTCCTCTAGGTATTACTTGGTATGCACCTTTATTATATGCGGGTGCTACTGTGAATTTTTTACTTTCTTCCAGTTTATAACTGGTATCTTTCATAGGTTTATAACTGGTAGTTTTACTACTAGGTATTTCATCTAGTTTTACTACTTCGTTTTTAACCGATTGTGATACAAATGCTTGCGGCTTTGCCTTGCGCCATACATTTGTCTTTCTCTTACGACCGCTTGTCGTATATCTCATACTTCCTTGTACTATCATTCGGTTTTCCTTTTTTTGATTTATAACTATATTATAAACTTTTTTAAGAGCCGAGTCAAGAAATATCCTTAGGGTTGCTGAAAATAGTTCTTGACAAAAGGTCTTCTGTTTGCTATAATAGTCATATGAAAATTATAAATAACAAGTGGACTGATTCGGAATTACGCCAGCTAAAGAAGTATTACGGAACTATATCTAATATAGAAATCGCTGCTCGACTTAACAAAAGTCCGAGTGCCATAACTTCTAAAGTACACTATATGAGACGACGAGGCTGGACATTCGATTCAACTCGAACATAATATATGCAACGACCTCCGAAGAACACTAATTATAATTTTGACAGACTGTTA